TTATCACCAAATGCATTTGGAGTATCATATCCAGCTACCCCACCGGTGGTACTTGCTTCTTCTAACTCTTCTTCACACTCGCCACATTCATTAACTGATTCACCTACTAAATTAAGATGACCACTAACATCATCTATGTTTAGTTTCAATTTTTTGGATATAGCATGATATATAGGTGTTAAATGAGTTTTCCAATTATATCTAGATCCTAGCTTGTCCTTTGCAGCATAAAACATTTTTTCAACTTTTTGTTGATCTGATGTAGATAATCCTTCATTAACTGATTCAGGTAATTGACTGATAACATCCGCCAACTCTTCTGCCTCTTCTGCTGATTCTATTCCGATAGAATACCCTTCATCCTCGAGCCACATTTCTAAGGCCTGATCATAATCTTCACCTGTATCTCTAAAATATTTTTGAAAATCTTTGTCGCTTTCAATTTTCTTTTTAATCCTTTTTACTTTAGATGTAGATAATCCTTCATTAACTGATTCTAATATCTTTAATTGAGTTTTTATATCTTTAAGTAATCCCATAATTAAAGTGCCTTTTTAAGTACAAATACATAGCCGGCTGAACCTCCGTGAACTTTTAAAACAGATAAATCTACTGCTCCTACTCCAATTAATGCCGAAGAAGAAACAATACCGCCGGCTGTCAATGTAATAGTAGCGTCACTCGATGCACCTACAATAACTGAACCATATCCAAATTGAGATCCAGTAAAATCTGCTTGGGTTCCACCTGCAACTGTTACTGATTGAATATAGGCGCCCGGGTGACCCATTACATCTATATTTTTTTGTTGGTCTGTCCTGTTATCTGTATATGGTCCTTGGCTTACTCCATTACTCATCTTTTATCCTTTTACAATTTTTAATTCTTTAATAAGTTCATAATACTTTAACATTGTTAAAATATGTTTATCTTTAATAAATCGTACATCTTTTAATTCATTTAACATTTTGGTTACTTGTTTAAGTTTAATTTTAATTACCCTTGAACTAACACCAGATGTCAATTTTGTAATATTATTTTGTATTTCCGGGATTTTAGATTGAATATATTCTTGTAGTGTTATTGAATTTGATACATTATTAATATATTCCCGTAGTATACTTTTTTGATTTTCATTCAACGTATTGTATTTATCGTTAAACCTATCAATAAGAATCTTATAAGACAATAACCGAATATCTTTTTCTTGTTTTGAATATGTTTCTGAAACTAATGGCTTTTGTTTATTTTTTGTAGCAGTGACATGCTCTATTAATGTTTGTTTGGATTTCATTAATGACGCCGGATTATCAATCGAGCTATATTCAAATAATTTATAAATTGATGCAAACACTTTATAGTTAGGTATTCGCGATTTAAAAAATTCTTCAAGTAAAAATGTACTTTTAATGTCTTTAATCAAATTATATTTTCGTCGGCGTAATACACTTTCATTTAACTTTTTTCGAGCTTCTGCCGATACTGTAATAAATTTATCTGCCAAGTGTTCAGTTTTAAATTTTTCTTCTGAAAGTGCCTTGTATAAATTTAATTCTTTTGTTAGTTCTGATTTAGAATTAAAATGCTTTTTAATTAAATTTACCGATTTAGATCTTTGGTTATTCATAGTATCAACTGCTATTTGCCGTACTAATAATTCAAATAAAATACCAGTGTTTTTAAACTTTGAATGTTTAATATTTTTCATTAATATATCCTCATTGTCATGCTAATGTACGTTTTTAATAAATATTACATTATTAAAGAATCATCTCTCTTTTTCTTCTATTAAATTCGATTCATCTAGAAATGTACCTTTATCAATTTTAGACTTATCTATTTCTTCGGACAGACTTTCTTGTATAATACCATTTGTCTTTTGTTTCTTTGATAACATATCAATTAAAGCCTTATGATCTGAAGAAATGTTTTCTGTACTCAACGGACTTCCATTTTTATATTTATGTTGTAATGGATTTGGATCTGGCATATATGTTTTCGAAAGTTCTTTGGCTGCTAATGGGTCTCTACCAAATGCGTTTCTATGTTTGCCCCATGAATTTGTTTCTTTAGATCTCCCGGGGCCAGCAACTGGATTATCTGCTCCTTCATCTTGGGATCCAGGAATTTCCATTTTATTAGCGACATGCATGGCAGCTATATCATGAGGAGTTCCAAATGATTGGTTTGTCTTTTTAGGATCATTCCCTTCACTTTTAATTTGTTCTTTTCTATAGTCTTGTTTTAGATCTTCAATAACCTGTTCTTGTAACGCTTGCCATTCACTATCACTCATATTAAAAATATTTTTGTAAATCCATTCTTCTGAAAACAACATGGATTCTTTCATTGTCGTTGACACACCCATTTTTGATTCTATCAATTCTATTTTTTGTTTTTCATATATTATAGATGGACTAGTTAAAGCAAGTTCAAAATTAATTAAATCTTCATTTGTATATCCTTGAGAAAATAAATGAACAATAGCTATTTTTGTTAATTCTGAAACTATTATTCTTTGAATCCGTTCTATTGTTCTAGCAAATCTAATATCTTCTGCTGCTAATGTTGCTTTTCCTTCTACACCCTCATCAAATCCTAAAAAGGCTTTTGGTATTTTTAAGGAAGCCATCATTTTATGTTTTATATAATCTATATCTTCGATTTGTCCTTCATTCGTTAGACCCGCAAGTGCTTCTATATTCGTACCAGATTCGGCACCTCTTACAGGAAGATAATAATCTTCCAGCATATTTTGCAAATTAAATTTTAAATTGTAATCACCAGTAGTTTCATCTATATAAGGAACTTTTTTCATTTTGGCGATAATATTTTGCATATGTTGATCAACTTCATTTGGTGGAATGTTACCAACATCTACTTTAAATATACGACGTTCTGGGGCCCTCATTATTCTATGAAGTAACATTGCATCTTCCATTAACATTAATTGTTTAAAAGTTTTACGTGCTGATTCGATCATTGATTTACCATACGGTAAAAAATTAGTATCTGATAATAATCTGAAATGAGCTATTTCATAATTTTCAAATTCTTGCTGGCCATAGGTTCCGGAAGCTCCTGTGCCTTCGAAAATAAATTTTACGGAATAAGGATTATTTGGGTCATATCCTTCTTCTCTGCGAATTTCATATGCCGATAATGGTTCTACATTTACAATTCCAACTTCATCATCAATATCCAAATGTAAAAAGAAATCTCCATATTTACACATATTACGAATCCATGGCCATAAATTATAATCAACATTTATAATATCATAAAATAAATTATGAAGAATTTTTCTAATTTCAACATTATCACTCTTTATTACTAATAAATCATTTTCTTCATTTTTTACTGTACTTTCATCAGCGTATATATCTAATGCGGATGCTATAATTGGATCCATATCCATTGCTTCATAATCTGTAAACAATTCTAATTTATTTTGATGAAAATTTTGGGATTGATTATATGGACTTGATGAACTGTACGCTGTTGAAGTATGAAGTCCAGCATACCTATCTATCATTCGTGTTCCTCTAGGATTCCCTGAAGATTGTAATTTATCTGTATCGACTACTTTTAGTCGTTTCTTTCCTATTCTACGTACTATTGCATTTGTCGAAAATAATCTCTTTAATCTCGATCTTAATGATTTGTTTGTCATTCGTTTCCTATTTTATATAAATATTACAAAAGCCAAGTTAAATCGGTATTTTCTTGCCCCGATGGTTTCCATTCCCAACCTGTACCTCTTTGTGGTTTTGAGTCATAAACTCCTTCGTTTTTATGAATATGTGATACTGCTGTCCGGGTTAAATCTATTCCTTGTTGATGTAATTTTAATGCAGTATCTCGTATCCATAAACCGATACAAAATGATATTACTAAATCATCATTATAACCTCTTTGTGCTTCTGCCTTTGACCCGTTCCAAATAAAAACAAATAATTCATCTATTAATCGTTTACTTCGGACAATTGGAGCCTTTTCCCTAAAATATGTTTCTAATTTTGATATTAATAATGGTCTAGTTCTGGTAGTCGTTGAAAACCCTGGAACCATTTGACTTTTATTTTTTAAATCGTAACCCTTTTTTAAATGGATATTTTCATCTAAATATCCGTCTTGTTTATATGAATAAAACAAATTTGAATATTTACGGTCAATTGCCACTTGTATAACTGCCCATCCTACATTTGCATTTTCAATTACTAATAAAGCATTATTATATTCTGTTGCAATTGCAATCAACATATTTCCAAATTCTGTTGTACCTATCTTTCCTTTATATTCTGCTACTTGTGCCATTGATTCAATCTCAATTACATGGCATGCCGAGTAATCTAATCCATCACCTCTAGCAACGTCTGCTACAACTATATACTTTTTGGAAAAATCTGCATATTCCCAAAGTCGTAAATTACTATCAATCCCTCTCATTTCAATTGGATCTTTAACATAAGTTTCTTCATACCATTGCAAAATTGGACCGTCTACAACTGTATGTCCGGATGTGATAAAATCACAATCACATTCTTGCGCGGCCATTTTTTCACCCAATAATTCTGTCTGCCTGTCTCTCCAAACTTGATCTCTATCTGGATGTAATGACCAATGCAATCTAATTGCATTAAATTCACTACCAATTTCTGCATCTGCCCATGTTTTATGAAAAAAGTTACCAGTGCCATTAGGTGTAGATAATATAATTGAATCACCACCTTCTGCTAATGTTTGTTGTGCAGATGCCCAAATATCATCTATTCTATCAATAAACGCAGCTTCATCTAAAACTAATAATGATAATGCTTCTGACCTGGCAGCATCTACTTTACTTGAAATGGCTTTAATTTGTGACCCATTTGCAAACCTAAGTGAAAGTTTATTATCTTCAATTGATTTTCCCCTTAACCAACTTGGTAGATTTTCATGCATAACTCTAACTTTTGTTACTAAGTTTTTAGCTACATCTTGTTTGGTGGCAATTACTAAAACATTAAAATCTGATTTAAAAATCATACACCATAAAGAATAACCAGCAGTTAATGTAGATATTCCTAATTGTCTTGATTTAAGAATTATATTATATCGATGGTCTTTAAAACTAGACAATGCATTTTCTTGAAAATCATATAAATTAAAATAAATTTTGCCTTTGGTGGGATGTTGGATAATACAATACTTTTTCATAAAATGTATAGGGTCCTTAGCACATTTTATATACTCATCTTTAATTATTTCTTTTAGTGATTTCTTTTTCATCATGTATTATTATAAATATAATAAATTTTTTGCAATAATCCTAATATTATTTTATGTTTTTTACTACCCAAGAACTAGTCAGGATTGTTCCTACTCCTATTCCAAACCAAACAAATTTTGATTCGTACCATTTTGGCTTTGTAACCGCATATAAATTTTGATATTGATTAATCTGAGCTGTTAATAACTGGATTGTTGTGTCTTGATAATTACTTATTAATTTGTCTTGTTTAGAAAGAGTTTGATATCTTTGTATTTGGCCTTTGAAGTTGCGGAGCAATTCTGTTCTTACACTGTCCAGATATTCTAATGAATCAATATGAGCCGAAATATTTATTACTTCTGTCTCTGTAAAACAAGTATCTTGTGCGTAACTGAAACTACTTATAAATAGAAAAAAAATTACAATTAATTTCTTCATTTTACCTCCAAGCCAAATATTTAGTTTTTCCTTTTATTTTACATGCCTTTAATACCTGACCTCTATTATTATCTGCATTATAAGAAACATGAACCCAATTAGGATTTTCATCTGTTCCAAATTCCCAAATTAGTTGATCAAAATATAAATTCTTTTTTATGTAATGAAACATTTCAGCGTTAGTCTTGTGTCCATAAGTATCATCCAAATCAAATGCAGCTCCGTTATTTGCACAATGTTGAGAACTTTGAGCTCCTCCAATTCGTTTATTTAATTCTGCACTTCTAAAACAACTATTAATTTTAATAGGTCCGGATGCCCATTTTCTCAAAGGTTCAAAAATATTTTCGGCGGCTGATTGAATTCTTTTTAATTGTTCAATATCTGGAATGTTGTCAATATCATTTCTAATAGCTGTTTGACTATAAATAGCTTCTCTATAACTTATATGTTCTGAGATTTTCATTTCTTTTTTTTACCTATTGATTTAAGTTTTTTTGAAGCTTTTTTTACAGATGGTTTTTTCTTTTTCGGTTTTCCTTTTTTAACTTTCTTTTCAAGGGCTGCAATTTTCTTTGCTCCTTCTTCAATATCACTTGCAATCTGAACCCTGGTGTCTTTAGCCTTTTTGATCTCTTCCGTTACTGTAACGATTTTTTTATCACGTTCTTTGATATCTTTCTTAATTTCTTTTTGCTCTTTTTTGCGTTGGGACGATTTCATAAAGAAAACAGCCGCAAGTAATCCGCCTATAAACGTAACTAAAATTCCCCAATATTTTTTTAAAAAATTCATCTCTTTCTTTCTTTTAATATATTCTTAATTTCTTTATGAATATATCGTCTTACTTCTGTAAGTTCTAATTCTGCATTTTGATCAATAGATTTAACTGTATCTTCTAACGCCTTTTCTATCCGCTTCTTCTTTTTTGTTAGTTTTTTGAGATGTCCTAAATGTTTTGCTCTACTTTTTTCATCCTTTGCATTTTGCCATAATTTCAAATGACGTTTCATGACGCCAACTATTTTTTGTAAATCATTAGCTACTTTAGTTGCAGATTTTTTTGGTGATGCCATTTTTATTCCTTTGGTCTAAATTTTTCAGCACAAGTTACGCCTAGTCCAACACAAACTAAGTACATCATACCATCAAATACAAATTCCTGTAAT